AGTAGCCTTACTAACCCAAGGTTATGATGCGATGCCACCTATATCGCAGGAGGTTAGAAAACTATTTAAAAAACAACTTGGAGAATAAACCATGTCATTCGGTGGAGGTAACAAAGGTTCTAGAGATCAAATAAGACACCAAAACGAACAGATAAGAAAGAAGTTTGAATACGATAAAAAGAACTACGAGTACCTATGGGGTATAGATGAGAACTCTGGTCAACAACTTCGTAATCCCGATGGCACTAAGAAAGGTACTAAATGGGAAGATTATTATCGTGCTCAAGAATCTTTAGACTTAAGAAAACAAGCTGATCAAGAAACACAGAAATATCACGAAGATACTGCTGATCAGCAATGGGAAATGGGTAAATCCCAACAAGAGTACCAGTGGGATCAGCAAGATAGAGTCTTTGCAAAGAGTGAAGAGCAATATGAAAATACTCTTCTCTTTAATCAGATTGAATATAACGACGCAATGGAGCGTGAGAAAGCAGTATTAGATGAGAAATTTATTGAATCTGCTTTTCAAAACCAAGGTTTAATACAAGATTTATATGAAGCTACAGGGACTGCTGGGTATGATAAAGCTGCACAAAAATTAGGACTGTTAAAACAAGAAGATACAATTGAAAGTCAAAGGCAAAAAACGTTAACTTCTTTAAAACAGAATACAGCTAGTGCTAGGTTACAAAAAGCTGGTACACAATTAAATCTTGTTGATAAATCTGGTAGAACTGATTTTGAAAAAGCAAGTATAGTCCAAGACTTTGCAATATCTGAAGCTGCTAATAGGTTTAAGAAAGCATCATTAGTGATGGATGTTGGTCAACAAGATAGAGCTGCAGAATTCCAAAATGAATTAATCAGAAGGCAAACATCTGATACCTATGCTAAAGCTGCACATGAAAGTAATGAACGAACTATTGCTGCTTTAAAAGCACAAGGTCAAGCTTCATTAACTCAAGCAGGTAGGTCACAAGGTAAAGCTGTTCAGATGGTGTTAGCTGAGCTTGGTAGACAGAACGCTTATATGGCAGAAATGGTAGTTAGAGGTGCAGGTGCGGCTGAAGCAAGAGCAAAGCAAAACTCAATGAATGCAGTAAGTTATAAGCAAAAAGCTAAACTTCAACTGGATAAAATAGCAGAGGATAGCTCAAGTGCTCTTGAGAAAACCATGTTAAATCTTGAAGAAAAAGATAGAGATTTAAAAATAACTAATGCTAAAGGTGAGTTAACTTTTGATCAGATTAGAAAACAAGTATATGACAATATAGAAAATACATCTATAGATGTTAAAACACTTGAGAATAATTTAAAACATGCTCAAACTGATGTTGGTTTAAACCTTAAAAAGATTGATTGGAACATAGATAACTTAGGATCTAGATTTAAAACTAACCAAGATATTCTTAAAGCTTCTCTTGATAGTGCAGTAGAAGTATCTGCTATGAATCAGAAAGATATATTAAGAGAGAAACAACAAGCAAACTTAGAAGCTGAAGCTAGAAGAATGCTTGATCCGTCAATCGGTAGAGACAAGCTGGATCTAGTTAACTACAAACCATTAGATCTACCAGATACTAAATACCAAGATCCACAAGAACCTAAGCTACCACCAGCTCCAATTGAAGGTGCTTACATGGATTCAAGTATTGGTGCAGCTGGATTTGCTGGAGCTGCTTTAACTGGAGTTACAGCTGGTTTAGGTGCTGCTGCGATGGTTGGTTCAAGTACAGCGTTACAAGGTTTAGGATTAGCTGCTGGACCTGTCGGTTGGGCTGTCGGTGCGTTGTCCTTCTTAAGTGCTTTATAGGTGAAATACAATGAGAAATTTAACTTTTAGAGGATCTGCAAACGAAAGGAAGAAAGGGTTTGACCCATTCCGTCCACCTGATTTTACCGCCCAAATCAATCAAAATGCAGAGCGTACCTTAGCTGGTATGCGAGATGTTCAAAATCAACATCGAGAAAATAGACGTGATGTCTTACAGTACACCCGTGATAAGTTTGAGAAAGAAGAACGACAACGTGATAGAAACTTTAGTTTAAAGAGATCATTTGATGATGCTTACCATGATGCTGAGATGCAGCATTATAAACAAGCTATAGCAGATGAAGCTGTAAAAGCTCACGATGCTCAGCGTAAGCATCAGGAAATGAAAAGACTTGCAGAGTTGATACCTAAAACTATCTCAGCTGCTGGTCAATTTGATACTGCAATGAAAGCTAGTGCTGAGAAGAGAATGTTCTCACTCTTTACTAGTCTTCCATCTCAAGCTAAAAATAAGATAATACCATTACTAGAAGACTTACAGAATAGAGACTTTTTAGTCGCAACTGCTCAAGAGAAATATGGATTAGATTCTCAAGAATGGTCTCAGTTACAGAATTTAAAAGGTTATAACAAAACTGCTATACAAGCTTTAGCAGTTAGTAGAGATCTAGAGAATAACTTTCCTCGATTTTACAATGAAGCGAAGGTTAATGAAAAATATAAGGTTGGTGATAGTACTCTTATTGAAATATTACAATCAAAAGATGTTAAATCTAATGTAGAGTTCAATACACTTGTTGATAGTATAACTGAAGACTACTTACTGGAGCGTTATAAAGGTAAATTTTCTACTGATTTTATAGCTACCTATGCACGACCACACATAGATAAATTTATTGGTGGTGAAAAGGCAGAGTTTCAAACTACATTAAAAAACAATAGAAAGAACTTTGCGTTAAATGAGCAATGGGAAGGAGTTCAGAGACATATAGCTGCAGAACCTAATCAGAATCTTCCTCAAGGTGTATGGAACTATATAAAAAGTACACCTGATTTTGCTAATAACCATGAGACAGTTTCTAGAGTTTTAGCTCACTTAGCTGATAAAGGTGAGATAACACAAAGTCAATTAGAACAAATTCAAAAGTTTGTTATACCTGACGGTCCTAATAAAGGAAAGACATATGGTGTTGCTCATGCAAAACATCTTAGACCAGCATTTAAAAACGCAGTTCAATATGCTGCTAGAGATGAAGCACTATATGAACAAGGTAAGATGGCTAAGTTAAATGAAGCTGGTCAACAGTTACTGCAAATAGAAGCAAAAGAAGGTAGACCAGCTAATGCTGCTGAGAAAGAAAAATCACTTAACTGGTTATTTGCTAATGGTGTTAAACAAGCTGATATTGATGCAAGACCTTCTATTTTTAAATCTAAGTATCAACAACAACATATTGAGATAGAAAAAGCTGAACAAGCTTTACAGGCTAAATATAAAGCAGGTACTTTGAGTATGATTGATCTTCAAAAGTACCATCCTTCATTACATGCTAAATACAGCAAGCTTGCATTAGATGGTCCTAGTGGTATTTCAAAAAAACAAAGTACATTACAATTTGGTCGTATCGCCTCAACTTTGAAAACCATAGCAGGTGAAGAGGGTATAGATACTGAGAATGCTTCATCAGAGACTAAAGCGATGATCAGTATAGCTACTGAACGTATTCAAGATGATATGATCCATACGTTGATGACTGAAGGTTTAGGTCAATCTCCAGTAGCAACATTGAGAGATATGATTACAGGAGAAATAAACTTAATTAAAAATAGGGAAGGTATATATGCAAGGAACTTAAATAAAAAAGGTCAAGAGATAAAAGGTAAAGGATCAGGATGGCAATATGCAGGTGCTACAGGGCTAGAACTTACTGGTGAGTATACAAGAGCTATGCGTGATGATGTAACTTCTATTACTAGACCTGGCTTCTTATCCGAAAAACATCTAGAACAATTAGTCGATTATCGAAATGGTCAACGATCTAGGAAGCCTTGGTTCTTACCACTACTAGATAGACTTGAGTCAGAAAAAACTGAAGCTCAAATAGCTGCAGATATTATAGAAGCTGAAACTGGGAAAAGGATTCAATTTAAAGGACATGAACGATTTATTGAAGTTGTCCCTCGTGATAAAAGAAAACTATTAACAGATAGAACATCACAAATGAAGACAATTACAGCATTTAGTGATACACCTGAAAACTTTGATGCTGTGATAAGGAGTTTTATTCCTAAAGATAGATTTAACTATCACCCTGACGATCCATTTGATGTTATTAGTTCTCCATTCTCAGGAAATGGAATGGATCTAGGTATTAACATATTACCTGCAGGTTTAGCTAATACAGAGATTGGAGCTTTACTACAACTAGGTAATCAAAATAGAGTTACTAATTTTGGTGCTTATGGTTTCAGTACTAAAGAACTTAAGAGATTTGTTGATAGTGGGTTTGTTTCTACAACAGATACTTTTACACCTGAACTACAGACACTATTAAAGGCAGAGCAGACATATCAAGATAATTCAGTAATCTATGCTGATGAAGACATGCTACAGCCTATAACAGGTATAGGACAAGCGTGGGGAAATATAATCAAAAACTCTGTTGATCAAGATGTAGATACTGATACTGCACTTTCTTTAGGAGAATTTCTTGATTTCACCAAAATACACCCTGAGATATATGACGAGGTAATGACCCTTACTTACATTAAATAATGGATAAAAATAATAACTATGATGCACAGCTTTATAATCGTATAATTTACCAACAGCAAGCAGACGAAGAAAAGAAAGTACAGCAAGAACTAGATAGTCAATCAGTTCCTGAAGGTGAGTCTTCCTCTTCAGATCAAGCTTCATTTCAAAAAGCTCCAGAAGATTTCAATACAGGGGATAATGTAAAAGAGCTTGGTAGAGCTGTAGCTGGAGGTGTTGTTGACATCTACAACAGTGTAGTTTCATTACCTAAGTTATTAGATAAAAGATTTTATCAAGCTACTGATCCTGAAAATCCTTGGACATATGACTCACCTCTTTTAATTAAGAACAAACCAATAACTCATACTAAATGGGGAGGTTTCGTTAGAGGTGGAATAGAGCTTGCAGGTGGAGCTGTAGGAGCTGGTAAAGTTCTTTGGGGTATAAAAGGTCTCAAAGGGTTAGCACTTGCTGGTAAGGCTACAAGATTAGGACGTGTCGGTTTAGGTGCTATTCAAGGTGGTACTTATGATTTAATAAGCAATCAATCACAAGAAGCAAACCTAGCCAGATCTCTTATTGATATTAAACCTCAATGGTCTGGACTTCTAGAACCAATAGCTACTAAAGATACTATGTCTCCAGCTATGAAGTCTGTACTCAATGTTGGAGAAGGTCTTGGTATTGGAGGTCTATTTGACGTAGCGTTTGAAGGTATGGGTTTAGGTCTTAAATCCGTTGGTAAAGAAGCGAACAAAGCTAAAAAAGCTGCTGTAGGAAAAACAGACAAACTGTTTAAAGCTCTAGAAGATAGTAGTGAGCTTGATTATGCAACACTAACTGCTCAGGTAGAAGGTGGTGCAAAGGGGGCTTATGAAAGAAGTATTTATAGAAAGTTTAAAAACCAAGCTAAAAAAACAAAAACTAAAATACCAACCATTACTGAATGGAGAGCTAAAGAAAAGCCTTGGGAGAAGTTAGACGATCAACAGCGACAAGGTTTAATGAAAATCTTTGCTGAAAAGAAAGACTTAGATTGGGGAGACGAAAGAGACTTAACAATCAACTCTAGAAAACAAGGTAAAGCAAATAAGGAGTTAGCTTTAGAGCAACTTGAATTTGACTTGTCAACTAAGAAAACACGTGATAATCCTGCTTACTACAAAGGTGGGGATATATCAGATAACCAAGCTTTAACAACTACTTCTAACCCTGTAAAAGGTGTTAGAGACATGATAGAGATCAGGAATAACCCTACTCAAAAGTATGGAGCACCAGAGGGAACTATAACTGAAGCAAATATCCGTAGGGCTGAATATACAGCTCCAGGGATGATGTTAAATGAAACTAATGCTTTAGCTAAGAAACTTCAAGCTAGTCCTGCCTATCAGATGTTATATGAAGGATCTAATGCAAAGGTAATTCAAGATGATTTAAAGAATGCTACAGAAGATATCTTTAAATTTATAAGTGATACAGGTAATAGTCGTCTAATAGATATACCTGAAGAGGATGTTATTGCATACATTAAAAATGTAGATACTAATCCTAGTCTTATTGAAGGATTACCAATCCTTAACAAAGCTCAGTTAAATGCTACTGATGTAGTTCTAGGTCAACTTCTATTTGAAGCTAGAGATTTAGCTAAAGCTAGTTTAAGTGTTGCAGAAGAGATCAACCCTGCATCACCTGGAGGAATGCTTGATGGAATACTTTCAAGATATTCAGCTATAGCTAGATTAAGAAAGGAAACCAGTATTGCTTCATCCTATAACTTAAGAAGATTTAGAGATGGAGAAAAAGCAGGTAAGTTTGATGTTCGCAAGGTAGCTGGAGAAGCTTCAGACGCTGCGGCTGCTGAGATAGCAACCTTTAAACAGCTACTTAAAGGTGATCTTGATAATGACTTACTAGAATCATTTATACATTTTACAGCTACTGGTAATGGTAAGAAGCAAACATTCAAAGACTTAGAAGCTTTCTTCAAAAAGAAACTACATGGTTATAAGAATGTAGATGGATACCAAAGAAATGCGATTTTAAATGAACTAGCAACAATGGGTGTTAACTCAATGTTATCTGGTCCTAAGACTGTAGCTAGAGCATTAATTGGTACTGGATTACAGACTGCAATGAGACCTGTAGCAACTGTTATAGGAACTATTGGTAAAGGTGATGATCAAGTCTTTAGAGGTGCTATGGCATCAGTTGGAGGAATGATAGAAGCTCAAACTGAAGGTTGGAGAAAAGCTGTAGCTGAATTTCAAGCTTATAACGTAGATGAGAAAGGTTTTAGAGGCTTTACCGAAACTAGCCGTGATACAGAGTGGAGAGCAATGATGTCTCACTTTGATCAGAATGGAACTATTGGTGAAAAGGCAGCAGCTCATATGGCTGATAATCTAAGAAACCTAAATAAATCACCATTCCTTAATTATGGTCCAAGAGTGATGAAGTCAATGGATGCATACTTCTCACAAATCATTGCTAGAGGTAGACAAAGGCAATTAGCATTTGATGATGTATATACAAAACTACAAAACCAAGGTGTTGTAGTTAGTGATATGGATATGTCTAGGTTAGTTAAAGAGGCTGAAGTTGATTTTGAATCCAAAGTGTTTTCATCTGATGGACAGATAACAGATGAAATGGCTTTATTTATGGCAGATGAAGCAAAACTAACTAAGGAACTTACTGGGTTTGCTAAAGATTTAGATAATGCATTTGAAAAGATGCCTTTCCTTAGACCTTTCTTCTTATTTGCTAGGACAGGTGTTAACGCTTTAGATATGACATCTAAATATACACCAATTTTAAATCAATTTATTGGTGAGCATGTAGACATTATGACTAAGAATTGGGATGACCCATCAATGCTTAAATATGGCATTAAAAGTCTTAATGATTTAAACATAGCTAAAGCCACTATGCGAGGAAGGATGGCTATCGGCTATGGCTTTACAGCTACAGCTTCAATGATGGCATTGAACGGTAACATTACTGGTAATGGACCACCTGATAGACAATTAGCTAATAGTTGGATTCAACAAGGATGGCAACCAAGATCAATTAAGATTGGTGGTACATACATTAGCTATGAAGCTATAGAACCATTTAATATGTTCTTTAGTTTTATTGGTGATATTGTTGACTCTCAGAAAGTAATGGGAGATGATTGGGCTGCTAATAACTTTGGTAAAGCAGCATATTTAATCAGTGCAAACGTAACTAACAAATCATTCTTAGCAGGATTACTACAACTACAAGACTTATTAACAAGTCAAGGTCAAGATGCACCTAGAGTTGCAGCTAATTTTATTAATAACCAAATACCTTTAGGTGGTTTGAGAAATGAAATAGGTAAGCTTGTTTCACCTGGAATGAGAGAACTTGAATCTGGTTTCTGGCAAAGCATAGGTAATAGAAACCTTTGGGCTGACGTTTTACAATCAGATGGATTTATGCCTTATAGGTATGACATTTTAAATGGTGAGAAAATTAGAGATTGGGATCCAATGACTAGATTAACCAATGCGATATTACCTTTTAATATCAATATTGGTGCTACGAATGAGACAAGAGAATTGTTGATGAGAAGTGGTCTTAATTTAAAGCAATCATTTAATACAGGTCCAGATGGACAACTACTAGAGAATAGACCTGATCTTAAATCTAGATTCCAGTTCTATATGGGTCAGCAAAATATTGAAGCTCAAATAGCTGAAGCTATGACTGATGAAATTAAAGAATCAATTATGAGAGCTGAAAATAGTACTAAAGACTTTGAAGCTCATCAAACACTTCATGGTCAAGTTATCTTACCAATATTCGATACAGCTAAGAAAACTGCTTGGGAACTATTAATGCAAGATGAGAAGTTAGGTGCTGATGCACAAGCATTAGATCAACTACACAACATGGGTAGACTTAGAGATAGATATAGAAGTAGAGGCGATTACGAACAAGAGAATCGTTTTAGACGAGAAGTAGAGGCAATAAAAAACTTACCTAAATAATCCACTCAGTCAAACCTAAACATAGCGTAAATGGCTGTAACACAAAATAACTATACAGGGGATGGTTCAACCGTCCTCTATTCATTCACATTTCCATATTTAGCAACCACAGACGTTAAGGTAAAACTTGACGGGGTTAATACAACTGAATACACTCTTGCCAACGCTACCACAGTACAGTTGAACTCAGCTCCTGC